CCAAATCAAGCTGGAAAATTAAAATCTGGTGATTCTTCTGCCGATATATTGGCTAAAATGTATAATTTCATGGAAAAAAATTATCAAGATGAAGTTAAGAAATAAGAAATAGAAAAAGCATTTCGCCAAGAACAAAAAGATGAAGATAAAAAAAGACACAAAAAACTCATTGAAGGATTAATGGGTAAAGAAAAAGAAAAAAAAGAAGAACCAAAGAAAGATGAATCTTGGATTGAAAAAATGCTTTCAGGTATGAAGTCTGCATTAGGTATTATTTTAAAACCATTATCTTTAATTTTGAAAGCAATACCTTTAATAGGCAGTTTATTTTCTTCTATTGGTGGTTTAGTATTGGAAGTTATAGGAAATAATGTGTTAAAAGTATTTGGGCTCTTAATTAAACCTATTGCTAAATTGATGATATCATTAAGTACATCATTAATAGAAAAATTAATAGTGCCTTTTATAGGTTTTGTTTCTAGACAAATTTTAGGTTTAGCTAAAAAAATTCCAGGAATTGCTGCACTAGCTGAAGTTATGACTACTGGCGCTGGACTTGGCTTAGCCGCTATTGGTGTGGGTGCAGCAGGACTCTATGCTACTCAAAAATATGAAGAATATGGTGATGAAATTGAAATTGGCCCGAAAGCGGCACAAATTGCTAAACAAATGGATGGACTGAGAGAACAATATCAAAAATCAAGGCAAAATCCACATACCACACCAGAAGCATTAAATAAAATTAAAGAAAAATTTAATGAATTAGCATCACAATATTACGCCGAAAAGGTAAAATATGAACAAGAAGTTTTAGTTCCTAGAATGAAAGAAGCGGGTTATCAAGTTTCAGGAACAGATGAAAATAAATCTTTAAAAGGTCTTGATAATAAAGAATTAAGAATGACGGGTACTGTATATGGACAAAAAAATACTCCTGTCAGCACTGCACCTTTAAAATTCATTAAACTTGATGGTGAAGGCCGAGGAAATGTTGCCAGTACTTTAGATTTTGTAAGAGCCGTAAAAATTCCAGAAAAATTAAAAGAAGGTGAAGAATATGTTACGGGTGCAGCAGAAGAAAAATTTCAAGAAATAAAAGTTGAATACTTAAAAAATCATCCAGAAACAAATGAAATATTAAATAAATTTAATACTGTTAGTGAAGAATTGAATAATTTAACAAATAGTATGATAGAAAAAAGTAAAGAAGCTTCAACAACTGTAATTAATAAAGTTAATAATATTGGTAATCTAAAAGATGAAATCAAACAATTGCAACCATCTAGAGCAAGAGATGACGATTCTACGATAATCAAAGTAATCACCAACTCTATAATTTCAGTATAAAAAAACCCGCCAAAGTGTGCATCGTTGAGAGGCATGGCGGGTGTGTTACTGATATTTGGAAGAATTAATCTTCTTCAGCCATCTTAGCAAAATAACTTAAATCATCATCTTCAGTTACATCTGGTTCAAATGGTGCATCATCTTCAATCTTAGGTGCTTTCTTTGATTGCTCTTTGATTGTTTCAACAGTAGTTTTAGGTATTGGTGTTTCACCATTGAGGCCTAATACTTTATCAAGGCGTTGCTTCAATACATCATAAGATTTAAACTCACCATCTTTTAATAATTCACTTAAAGAAAATTCTTTTTTCCAAATTACTTCAAGTTCATCATCATCAGCCAACAAAGCAGAAGATGAATCAAATTCTGATTTGTCATAGTTTTGATAGCCATCCACTTTACGAATCTTTAATTTGAAGTTGGCACCTTTCCATAAATCAAATGGATTGATTGCTTCTTCATCAGCAAATTGTGGATTCATTGCTTCTGTAATCTTATCAAAGATTTTTTTACCAAAACGAAACAACTTTACTTGTCCTTCATTTTCTGGATGTTTAGGATCCGAAACAATATAAACATTTGCGATGTAATTCAATTTACGCTTTTGTTTACGAACTACATCTTTGTTTGCTTCAATGCCAGAATTCCATAATTGTGAATTGTGTTCACAAACAGGACATTGTTGATTCTTTGTGGTCAAACAATTATCAATTAACCAACCACCAGGTCCTTGAAAACCATGAGAAAATACTTTTACCCAAGGTAACGCATCATCACCATCAACTTCAGGTGCTGGTAGAAAACGAATAACGGCCATGCCATTACCTGCTTTATCTACTTCGCATTTCCAATAGTTATCAGATTTGTCTGCGGCTTCGGGATTTTGATTGAGTGCCTCAACTGCTTGTTGTAATTTGCCGAGGTTGCCAGATTGGCGTTTTAGATTTGCAAAACTCATATAATGCTCCTTATTGACGGTATATAAACGGAATGTATCACTTACTTCTCATAATCAACTTCTAGTATATCATATTATTTATGCTTTGTCAAACATACATACGCAATATTGCCAATGTTGTCATCCAATCTTTATGAAGAATACCAATTCCTCCTCTTGCTTTCCATTGGTCAATAACAGATTCAGTATCATCAATAATAATTTTATCTGGCGCTGCGTATTCTTGTTTTAAATCTTTTCCAGGTACAAATATTGGATTAAATGTAATGCCGTGTGTTTGTAACCAGACCAATTTTTGTTTACGAATTACATCATATCTTTCTTCATTAGATGTAGATGTAAGTATTTGTGTTGGTACAGACGCTTTGCGTAAGAATGTAATACCTTCCATTGCACCTGGCATTAAATCTAATGTCGCAAAATTGTTATTTGAAATAAAACTATCAAATAAATGTTCAAATCTATGCCGTCTTTCGGCTTGAACTGGCAACATATTAAATACTTCTTTATATCGTTTTACAAAATCTGCAATTACACCATCCATGTCTAGAAATATACAACTAATTTTAGGCTTCTGCATCTTGTTTAATCTTTTCTTTTAACATTTCTTTAAATTTTTTCTTATCATATTGTATAAATGGTTTGTATTTTGTTAGCAACCTATAATAATTTGGCCAAATAATATCATCTGTTATTTTCTTTTTCCAGATAGGTAAAAAATTTATTGCATCATCTAACATACAAACAGTTTCAAGTGCAATCTTTCCTCGTAACATTAAACCTAATAAATCTGGTTGTTGACCATTATAAACTTTAAATACTGCTTCACGGTCTTGCTCATAGGCTTCTAATATGAATACTATATCATTTTCAAATATATAAGTTAAACTTTGTTGCCGTTTTTGCCATTTGCTATAATTTTCTTCACCATCTTGCAACAATTCACCAATCCAATCACCTTTGCCTTCTATAAAATTAGATACATAGAAATTTTTTAATTCGTTTAAATTATATTTACGAGATAGCTTGTAGAACTGGTATTTAGATTTATTAGTGGTAAACGTATTTTTAGATACATTTGTTTTACCATTATATTTAAAATAATCATACGAATCCGATGTGAAATGGAGTTTTAATGCATTCCACAAAGAATACGCTTCAAATCCAGTATTCTCGGTCATATTGGTAATTTAGAACTTTTTTTAATTAAATTTAAACTTTGTGCTTCTTCACGAATTTTAGTTTTTAAATTGGGTGATATCAAAGTAGCGGCTACTTCAATTTCTAATTCTGTTTCTTTACAATGATGACATATTGCATCCATTAGACCAATATTTTTTTCTTGTGCCATCTTTTCAATTAATAAACTAAATTCTTTTACTTCATCACGACTTGGCATAATCTGTAAGTACCTTTATTATATCATTAATTTCATCTTTGTTCATCATAATCATTTGTGAATGTGATGGGGCTAATCCTGGTGTTGGTTCTTCATCAATTGCAGTTCTTATTACCATAATATTTTCTTTAGTAAATTCTCTTACTGAAAAACTAGTTTTAGTTATACGCATAGAATATGTGCCTTCCTATTTTAGCGACTACTTTAGAATTATTCCATTTTGGATTCACATAATCAGCATGATAATACATTGCGTTTGTTGCTGCTATTTTAACATGAACAATGCCTTCTGTCAATGCTTTTCTTGCAACAATTTCCGATTCTTCCCATGCATACTTATCTCTGACTACCATATTCTTTAAACAAGTCCATGAGAATTGGCAAACTAATATATGTGTTGGTGTAAATGTTTTTTGATAAACAACTTCACATACAGTAGATGGAAAATTAGGATTATTGGCACGATTAAGTACCACTTGCGCAACGGCTAATTTACCTTCATAAGGCTCTGTAGCGGCCTCAAAGTAAATATTGTTTGTGAGGCAATTTAATTGCTTATTGAAGTCTTTTGATACCTCTGTTTGTATTTGGTCTTCCAGATAACTTTGTGCTACAGTTGGAAATGTGTAAGCCAAAATGGCTACTACTAATACTACGGCAATACTTTTTGATTTTGATGCGAACATCATATCTCCTTTTGTTTA